CGTTGAATTTTACGTTTACGACAAAGAACCGTATAAAGAAAAGCCGTTTGTTAGAATTACAGTGCCAGGCGATAAGACGAACATTGTTGACCAACCCGTTCGGGAAGATCACAAAAGACGTTTTCCTCGCCAATGGTTGCACTTTCAGATGCAAAACAACAACGCTGAAGTTATTGGCGTACCGTTGGAACAATGGGTAAAAGACGATCCTGAGAACTTTAACGATATGCAGATGGCAGAATTGCAAATCTTTAAGTTCCAGACCGTTGAGCAAGTTGCTACCGCTACCGATAACCAATTGCAGCGTATTGGCATGGGTGCGATGGGCTTGCGAGAGTTGGCAAGGCGTTATTTGCAAGTTAAAAACCAATCTTCTAGTCAAACTGAGATTGAACACACCAAGCAGGAACTTGCTCAAGTCAAAGAGCAAATGGCGGCTTTGATGGCTCAGTTGTCGGAAAAGAAGGTTGGGAGGCCAAAAAAAGAGGAATAAATGTCATCAACGATGCTACAGCTAGTCACCCAAGTTACCAATGAATTGGGTGTATCAACGCCAACTACTGTGGCATCGAATACGAACCAAGATGTAATTCAAATCTTGGCGTTGATGAACGCTGCCGGCTATGAGTTCTTGCGAAAGCATGACTGGCGAGAATTAACCAAACAACACACATTTACCACCGTCTTTAGCGTAACGACAGGTGATGTGGTTGAAGATACATACACAATTACTGGCATCCCATCAACAGCTGGGCTTGATACAACGTATCAGGTCGTGGGTAACGGCATCTCAAATGCTGCCTACATTGAATCGGTTGACTCGGCTACGCAAGTAACGATCAACTTACCCGCTACAGGGACGTATTTAGGCACTTCAATCACTTTTGAAAAGGTCAAGTACGATTTACCCTCAGATTACGAATCAACCGTACCACGCACCCATTGGGACAAATCAAAACATTGGGAAATGCTTGGGCCTGAAAGCCCACAACAATGGGAATGGCTGTTGTCGGGCTTTATCGCTACCGGCCCACGGATTCGTTGGCGCTTGTTGGGCAAATACTTTCAGATTTGGCCTGGCGTTTCGACTAACGAGTTGTTGGGCTACGAGTATCGGTCAAAAGGTTGGGCATTATCCGACACGGGCGTTGTAAAAAATTCGTTTACTGCTGACACAGATACTTGCATTTACCCAGATCGCCTGATGGTATTGGCTACCAAGCTCAAGTATTTTGAGGCTAAAGGCTTTGATACCACGGCGATGTATCGCAACTATATTGAAGAATTTGAGATTGTACGGGCGCAGGATACTTCAGCGGCTAACTTGTCGTTTGCACCACGCCCAGGCACAGTCTTGATTGGCTACGACAACATTCCTGATACTGGCTACGGGACAAACTAATGGCAAGCCGACTTGTTCAAGGTACGGCGGCTCGAGTTCAATCGTTGCCTGCCCCTATCGGTGGTTGGAACGTGCGGGACAGTATCGCAAACATGGATACGCTCGATGCCGTTCAATTAACCAATTTGTTCCCCACAGTCAACAATGTGGTGTTGCGTGGTGGATATACAAAATATTCCACCGGCATCACGGGTCAAGTTCAGACTCTAATGGGTTATTCAAGCGGTGCAACTGACGAATTATTTGCTATTGCAGGAACGTCGATTTACGACTGTACTGCTGGCGGTGCGGTTGGCGCAGCGGTCAAGACGGGTTTAAGTAATGCAAAATGGGAGTACACCAACGTCACAACGCCTGCTGGTGGCTACTTGTATTTGGTCAATGGCGTAGATGCGCCGTTACTGTATGACGGGTCAGTATGGACAAATCCAACCATTACTGGTGTTGGGGCAAGTAGTTTAAGCAATATTGCCATTTTCAAAAACCAAGTCTGGTTTACGCAAAACAATTCGCTCAAAGCGTATTATTTGCCTACTTTAAGCATTGCAGGCGCTGCTGCCGCAATTGACATGAGTTCGGTTGCCCAACTTGGTGGATTTTTGGTTGCCGTGGGGACGTGGACAATTGATGCAGGCTACGGCGTAGACGATAACCTAGTGTTTATAACGTCCAATGGCGAGATTATTGTTTGGGCGGGTACTGATCCCTCGGACGCTACAAAATGGGCGCTAATCGGCGTTTGGAGGGTCGGCAAGCCCGTTGGCAAGCGATGCTTACTAAAGTACGGCGGCGATATGTTGATGTTGACTTACAACGGTCTATATCCACTTGCCGCAAGCCTGCAATCATCCAGACTTGATCCCCGTGTTGCTCTGTCGGACAAGATACAAGGCGCATTTACCGCTGCAACGCAACAATACGGCAGTAATTTTGGGTGGGATATTATTTTTGACCCACAACACAACGCTTTGACAGTTAATGTTCCGGTTGCTGAAGGCCAACAACAGCAATATGTGATGAATAACATTACTAAAGCCTGGTGCAACTTCACAGGCCAGTACGCTAATTGTTGGGCAATCTTTGACAACGAGCCGTATTGGGGTGGCAATGGATTTGTTGCCCATGCGTGGGATGACAATTACGCTGACGATACAAGCGACATAAACGGCTATGCGTTGCAAGCGTTTAATTATTTTGATGCCCGTGGGTACAAAAAGTATTTCACAAGAGCTAGACCGTCGATCTTTACAAACGGCACACCGTCAATATTTATTGGTTTAAACATGGATTTTGATCTAGCAGACACAACAGCGGCTTTAAGTTTTAGCCCACAAGTATCTGCTAAATGGGACGTTGCTTTGTGGGATGTGGACTATTGGGCTACAGATACGGTAATTACAAACAACTGGCAAGGCGTGACTGGAATCGGCTATTGCGCTGCAACACAGTTTAAATCTGCCTCTCAAGGAACGACAATTCTATGGGCATCGACGGACATTGTTTATCAGCAAGGTTGGGGTGGCATATAACCCAAGGCGCTGAAATAGGTCATTGGGTAGCAGAGCGAGTGCAGGGTAAGTATTTTGCAGACGGGTCGCAAGCAATTGGGTTAGAGCGTGACGGTCAGATCATTGCAGGCGTGATTTACGAGAATTGGAATAAAGCCTCAATTGTGTGTCATATCGCAATTGAAGGACGCATTACAAAAGGGTATTTGAGAGCGATATTTAGCTACCCTTTTGAGTTTTGTAAGGTAAAAAAGATTATTGTGCCGGTGAGCAGCACCCATGCAAAGAGCTTAAAATTAGTTACCAAGATGGGTTTTAGTGAAGAAGCAAGGGTTAAGGATGCAGTACCGGATGGCGATATTATATTTTTGACATTGGCACAAGAAAAGTGCCGGTTTCTAGGGGTAGAAAATGGGTAAGTCAAGCGCAGCACCACCAGCACCAGATTATATTGGCGCAGCCAAGCAGCAGGGTATTGATAACCTTGCAGCGGCTAGACAATCGAACATTATGTCAAACCCAAATATGTATACGCCATTTGGGAATCAAACGGTAACGTATTCTGCCCCCACGTTTGACCAAAGTTCATACGATGCGGCGTTAGCTAAATACAACGCTAACAACGTAGACCGTAATAGATATTACAGACCAGACGAACAAACTGGGCAAACATATTTTGACCAAGCAAGTTTTGATGCCGACAATGCAAAACGAGGCGCAGCGCCAACCCGTGAAGGGTTTATGACTGGTGGTGGTCAACCAACAGTTACTCAAACCCTTACCCCACAAGCGCAACAAACGTTAGATGCACAGCAACGTGTGCAAACTTCATTAGCAAACCTTGGTGAAAGAGGCATTTCAAATGCTTACGCTACGCTTTCGCAGCCTTTTACACCAACATCAACTGATATTAAAAAAGATTTTACTGGGTATCAACCAGCGCCATTAGCCGATCAATATGGTTTAGCGCAAGCAAAAACCGCTGCTGACACTTACGGTTTAGCACAACGACAGATTGATACAAGCGGTTTGACCCAAATGCCTACCAATGCAGGCATTAATGCTCAACAAGCTATTTTGGCAAGACTTGACCCCACTATTCAAGCCGGTGACGTATCTTTTAAGCAAGCATTAGCAAACCAAGGTTTAGCGCCAGGCACAGCTGCCTACGATGCGGCGTATAGAAACCGTCAAATGGGTATTAACGACTTGTATAGCCAAGCTGCGCTACAAGGCATCAATATCGACATGGCGGCTCGGCAACAAGGTTTGAATGAGCAATTGTCGCAGGCCGGTTTGTACAACACAGCGGTAGGACAAAACTTTGGTCAAGGTGTAACAGCCGATCAACTTGCGAATGCCGCAATTGGTCAAAACTTTGGTCAAGGTATTACCGCACAAGGTCAGCAGTACAACCAAGCATTAGCAAAAGCCCAGTTCCAAAATACAGCGCAACAACAGCAATTAGCGCAGGATTTGGCGTTACGACAACAGCCAATCAATGAAGTCATTGGGTTAATGGGCGGTTCACAGATTCAATTGCCTCAATTCCAAGGTTATCAAGGCATGAGCGTAGCGCCATCACCAACTTTTGCGGGTGTGCAAGCGCAGGGACAAGCTGATATGTCACGGTACGGCATCCAGCAAGCGGGTCAAAACGCTACGACTCAAGGTCTTACCTCGGCTGCGTTGGCTGCTGCAATGTATTTCTAATGTTAGGACTAGCTTTCTCAGGCGGGAAGGATTCTTTAGCGTGTTGGTACTTGTATCGGGAAAAGAATCCCATTGTCTTTTGGGCAAACACGGGCAAGGCTTATCCTGAAACAATAGAAATAATAAACAGAATTAAAGCGCAAGCAGTTGAATTTATTGAAGTAGTTTCAAATCAACAAAGTCAAATTGAAAAATTTGGATTGCCTAGCGACATTGTGCCAATAAACAACACAAAAGATGGGATGGAATTAACAAAGCAAAAATCTGTAATGGTGCAAAATTACTTAAATTGTTGTTACGAAAACAAATCAAAACCTTTAATGGAAGCTGCAAAAGAGCGTGGGATTACTCAAATGATTCGTGGTCAACGGCTTGATGAAAGTCATAAAAGTACAGCTAAACATGGGTCAATAGTAAATGGAATTATGTTTATTCAACCGATAGAAACATGGACTAAAGAGCAAGTTTTGGCGTTTTTACGGACTCAATGCCAGTTACCAGAACATTATGCAATCGACCATTCGAGCCTTGATTGTTACGATTGCACAGCGTATTTGGAACATTCAGCGGATCGAGTGGCATGGATGAAAGAAAAACACCCAAATTTGCATGAAAAATATAAAATAAACATGGCGGCACTAAAGTCTGCCTTGTTGCCTACTTTAGAGTTATTAAGGAATTGCGATGCTTAATCAATATGTCAACATGACTCCGCAGCAGAAAATGGCTCAAATGCTGCAACAGCAGCAGCAACAGACTCCGTTGCAAGGTCAGGAAATGGGTCAAATGCCGCAAGTCCAAAATCCTATGGCTGGCGCTCAAGATGCAATAAATATGTATAGCAAAATGAGCCAACAAAACAAGATGCAAGATATGCAAGATTACATGGCTCGGTTGAAACTTGGTCAAGCGCAAACTGGCGGTATGTTTGACCGTGGTAATGCCCAAGGCGGCAATTACACCGGTGACATGGGGACTTAATCATGGATTTAGATTACAACACTAGATTAGCGGCAATTCAGCGCAACGAAAAGTTAGCGCAGATTATGCAACAACAAGCGTTTCAGCCAATTGATATTCAGAGCTATCAAGGCATCCAAGCGCCTATTTCCCCTTTGTCTGGACTTGCCAAAGTGTTGCAAGCCTATATGGGCGCAAAAGGCACAGGCGATGAAGAACGCATCAAGCTAAACCAAGAAGCCAAGGTTCAAGCGCAACAAATGTTATCAGGATTGCAAGACAGGCC